TCTGGGTGATGCATTTACTAATGCATTTCCTGAGATGGCATTCAGCATCGAGAAGATTGCTGTTACTGCTAAGTCAAGAGCACTGAAAGCAGAATACACCATTGAACTTGCACAAGACCTCAAGGCTATTCACGGTCTTGATGCTGAAACTGAACTGGCAAACATTCTGTCTGCTGAAATTCTGACAGAAATCAACCGTGAAGTTGTTCGTACCGTATTCCGTTCTGCTAAGCCTGGTGCTCAACAGAACGTTGCATCTCAAGGTACTTTCGACCTTGACATTGACTCCAACGGTCGTTGGTCAGTTGAGAAGTTCAAGGGTCTTATCTTCCAGATCGAGCGTGAAATGAACGCTATCGCTAAGGAAACTCGTAGAGGCAAGGGCAACATGCTCATCTGTTCTTCAGATGTTGCTTCAGCTCTGTCAATGGCAGGTGTTCTTGATTACACCCCTGCTCTTAACAACAACCTCAACGTTGATGACACTGGCAACACCTTTGTTGGTGTTCTGAATGGTCGCATTAAGGTTTATATTGATCCTTATTCTGCACTTCCTTCAGAAGGCAACACTGCTGCTCAGTTCTTCGTTGCTGGTTATAAGGGTACTTCCCCTTATGATGCTGGTCTGTTCTACTGCCCATACGTTCCTCTTCAGATGGTTCGTGCAATTGGTCAGGATACATTCCAACCCAAGATTGGCTTCAAAACCCGTTATGGAATGGTACTTAACCCATTCTCGAAAGGTTCTGCTGCTCTGTCTGATTCAGACCCAATTGCTGGTGGAAACCTCTCTACCAACGTTTACTATCGTCGCGTAAGAGTTACTAACCTAATGTGATTTAATTCACCACAGGTCCTTAAAGACCCCTCTCAGGAGGGGTCTTTTTTTATCTAAATAATTTTATTTAAAATAATGTCTCAATCAACTTGGGTTAAAGAAAGAATTAATAATAGAAATTTTCTTGCGCCTAATGGGTTTAAATTATCATTAATTAATTTCCCTCAAGTTTCTTTCTATTGCCAATCAGCAAACATTCCTGGAATTTCTATTCCTGAAATCACTATCCCTACACCATTCAGAGATTACCCAGTTGCTGGTACTGAAACTGAGTATGAAGATCTAAGAGTAAATTTTCTAGTGGATGAAGATATGACTAACTACTGCACCATTCATAAATGGTTGCGTAGAACTGGTCTTGCCGAAACTTTTGATGAATATAAAAATCCATTAGAAGGTCAAGGAGTTTTACAAATTTTAAATAGTAATTGGAGAGCAAATATTACTATTGAATTTGATGATATATTCCCTGTTTCTATAACTGCTTTAGAGTTTGATGCTACGGATACAAACGTAGAATACCTCACCGCTGCAGCGGTCTTTAAATATAAGATATATAGAATTAAGAACAAAGATGGAGATGTTATTTCATAATGAATTTTGAAGATATTATGCAAATGTGGGAACAGGATTCAAAAATTGATCCGATAGAACTTGATACTGCTTCTATTAATATACCATCACTACACGCTAAGTATTTAAAAATTTTTTCAGATTATCGTTTTAGGAAAAAGCAGGTAACTCTGCAAATGAAACAACTAGTTCGCAGTAAGTTTGAATATTATACAGGTAAAGCATCTGCACAAGAATATAAAGATAAGCCATTTGATTTAAAAATTCTTAAATCGGATCTGAATCTTTATATTGAATCTGATGAAGAAGTTAAAAATTTACAATTACGAATAGACCAGTACGAGATCATTATTGATTACCTCGATGGGGTAATTAAAATGTTGAATAATAGATCTTATCAGATTAAAAACGCCATCCAATGGAAAACTTATATTGAAGGAATCACTTAATGTCAGACATTATTATCCGAAAGCGCAACGAAGTATATCTTGAAATTGAATGTGAAGCGCATATTAAATATGAACTTTCGGAATATTTTACGTTTGAAGTTCCTGATGCAAAATTTATGCCACAATTTAAAAATAGACTGTGGGATGGAAAAATTCGTTTGTTCAGTCCAGCAGAAGGAAAACTTTACATAGGGTTATTATCACATCTTATGGAATGGGCAGGGGAGTGTGAATACTCCTGTCTGTTTGAAGAAAATAAATTTTATGGCAAACCAAATGAAACAGATCCACTAATCTCACCAGAAGGTGTTAAAGATTATATGGATTATCTTACAGATAAAATTAAACCTCGTGATTATCAATACGATGCTGTCTATAAATCATTAAAAAATTATCGCAGGATTATTTTATCACCAACTGGATCTGGTAAGTCATTCATGATTTACTCATTGGTAAGATATTTCACTGCCGCTCATCTCAAAACATTAATTATTGTACCAACTATTTCTTTAGTATCCCAACTCTTCAATGATTTTAAAGATTATGGTTGGGATGCTGAGGGTAATTGTCATCAGGTATTTGCTGGTGAGGCAAAGTTATCTGATATGCCTGTAGTCATAACCACTTGGCAAAGTGTCTACAAACTTCCTAAAAAATATTTTGACAATTATACTGCAGTGATTGGAGATGAATGCCACACCTTTAAAGCAAAATCTCTTACTGGAATTATGACTAAACTTCACGAAGCAAAATATCGTATTGGATTTACTGGAACTTTAGATGGTACTAAAACACATCGCTTAGTTTTGGAAGGTCTGTTTGGGCTTTCAAACAAAGTAACCAATACTGCTGAGTTAATGAAGAGAGGTCAACTTGCAGATCTTAAAATTAATATTTTATTACTTCAACACGAATCTTATAAATTTGAAAGTTATCCTGATGAGATGGATTATATTGTAACACATCAGAAAAGAAATATATTCATTAAAAATTTAGTCAAAGATCTTTCTGGTAACTCTTTAGTTCTTTTCAACTACGTTGAAAAACACGGTGAACCTTTGTATGACATTATAAATAATGATATAGGATCTGAACGTAAAGTTTTCTTTGTTCACGGTGGAGTTGAAGCCGAAGAACGAGAACAGATTCGTCAATTAACAGAACAACAAAATAATTGTGTAATCATCGCCAGTTACGGAACATTTTCAACTGGCATTAATATTAAAAATTTACACAATATTGTTTTCGCTTCTCCGAGTAAATCAAGAATTAGAAACCTACAATCAATTGGTAGGGTATTAAGAAAGGGTGATAATAAATCTCAGGCAGTATTATATGACATTGCTGATGATTTTTCTAAAGGAAATTATAGAAATTATACTTTAAACCATCTTAAAGAAAGGATTAAGATTTATAATGAGGAGAGTTTTAATTATGAAATTATCCCAGTAAATATAAAAAAATGAATGAAAATCAATTCTTTGCTTCAGTAAAATTAACGACAGGAGAAGAAGTTCTCGGACTTATTAAACTAGAACAAGACGGCATACTTATTGAAAATCCTTTGATCTTAGAAGATATGCATATATTTGATGAAGTATCAGAATCTCTATCATCTAAAGGATTGAAACTTTCAAAGTGGATTAAATCTTCTACTGAAAATTTATTTTTTATTAAAGATGATAAAATTATTACTATTAGTGAATTGCAAGAACCAGGATTAACTGGTTATAAAAGAGCAGCAATAGATATTGAAAGAGATAATCAAAATTTAAATAATCATATTACAAATAAGAAAAAATATGGTGGACATCATAGTAAAGTAAAAGATGCTCGTATTAAATTTGAAAAATTATTTAATGATTATTAATTAAAGATACTATTGGGTTTCAACCCTGACAGAGTTATCATACTCGTATTTCAGAGTCTTGTCAAGCCCCCTTAAAATGTGGTATAATATGTACATACAAACACTAAACGAGTAATGAGCGTCAATGAGAATCAAAAAAAAGCCAGAGCATTATGTAGACAATAAGGAACTTTTATCTGCTCTATCCCTTTACAAAATTAGAGTTAATAGGGCATTGACAGAGGGGACCGCCCGTCCTATCATACCAAACTACATTGGAGAATGTTTTTTGAAAATTGCCACTCACCTATCATACCGTCCTAATTTTGTCAACTACCCGTTCAGGGAAGATATGATAAGTGATGGTATTGAAAATTGTGTTCAATATATTGATAGATTTGATACAGAACGTACAAATCCATTTGCTTATTTTACACAAATTATTTACTTTGCTTTCCTTCGAAGAATTCAGAAAGAAAAAAAACAACTGGAAATAAAATCAAAAATTCTTGAACGATGTGGATACGATGAAGTATTACATGCAGATGTTAATGAATTAAATTTTTCTTCCGCTGATTATAACAGCATCAAACACAACATTGAACAAAGAACTAGAAGATGAAAGTTGCTCTGCTTACAGATACACATTATGGGTTTAAGAAAGGTAATCAAGATTTCCATGATTACTTTTTAAAATTTTATAATGATGTATTTTTTCCTACTTTAAAAAAAGAAAAAATTAAGCACGTTATTCATATGGGTGACGTGTTTGATATTCGTAAAAATATTGATTTTTGGAGTTTGAATTGGGCAAAGAAAAATATCTTTAAACCATTAGAAGAGATGGGTATCACTTGTGATCTTCTTGTTGGTAATCACGATAGTTTTTATAAGAACACTCTAGAAATT